CCGTACCGAACCTTAATGCTTCTCTTGGATATTCTCTTTCTTCTATAAAATCTCTATATTCTTCTATTAATTCTTGTTGCTCTAGTCCTCTTCCGAGTGCGCCGAATTGGCCGAGCTGTTGCTGTGCTCCCGTTAAAGCCTGGATCTGTCCACCCGCTGATGCGAGTTGTGCTTGCCGATCAGCTTGAAATCTTTGGGCTCCGGATTCGAAGCCCGCCTGACGCATTCTGGCACTTGTGTCAGCGACCGTATCGAGGTACCTCTCTCCCGCAAGTGCACGTTCGACGCCGTGTCTTGCACCACCAAAGGCGCCAGCCCCTACAGCACCGACGTTAATTCCACGAACATTCTTTTGGTACTGCTCCTCGAGGTCTCCTAAAGCTCCTGAGATTACGGTATTAGAATACGGGTTCATATAACTTTGTGCCGTAGCTGTATCGTATGTCTGTGCTCCTATGTTTGCAAGTTGACCTGCTTGAGGAAGAATTTGATTCGAGATAATACCACCTGCTTGTGTCTCTGCTGCTGAGAGACCTGCGATCCTATCGCCTGTAAAAGGTTGATAAGGGACCTTGTACTCTGATTGAGTTCGATCTAAAAGCTCCTCCTGGAACTCCTTAAGATATTCAGGAATGTCATATGAAGTCGATGATGACTGTGGTGCTTGAACGACTGTCGTGCTTCCCTTAAATAAAAAACCCATATATACCTCCCAGTGGCTTAAATCCTAATTTAATAAATAACTTATGCTTTCTTTCAACGTCTTTTCCCTGAAAGATTTCGAGTAGTAGTGTTTTCTTAATTGATTTTGCATATTCTTTTAAAACTATCATCATTGATCTTACAACTTTAAAGTTCCTACATTTTGGCAATACGTGAATCCACAGCATCCTTAGAAACTTCTTGTCTGTAAACCATGTATCGTCGATCGTTGCTCCTAGCGTACCAACAATCACGTTATTCTTATTTACTACTACTATAACAAAACTATTGCGAATGTAAAAGAGAATATTGTCAAGTAATTTCTTATTATTGGCAGATCCGAAGTTATGAGGACTTTCTGGAAGCCATGTTTTTAATACCTCCCTGATATCGATACCGTCCTTTAAAGTCGCTTTTCGTATGCTATAATTACCTTCTTCCATCAGGCCTTATATTAATTCTCATTGTTCCTAGTCTCCAGTTATCGCCTAGTTCTGAATTTGCAACTTTAAGAGAGATTTGTCTTCCTCGAGCCCTGAGATTTAAATAAGTAGTTGTATTACTAACGTTCTGTGTTGGTTTAGCAGTTTTAGTATTACCTGGATAATCTCGAACTGAGATTGTAATTTGTGTATTTCCTATTAAATTTTGAAAATCAGGTATAAATTTATTAACAAAACTAAAGTCTTCTCCACTAGCAATATCACCGTCCCCTGATTCAATATATGCTGATAAAGCAACTCCATTGGCGTCGTAACCTTCTTCTTGTTTATAAAGCACTGTTCGACCAGCAGTTAGTCCATAGATCGTACTTATTGTATTTGCAGTAGTAGCTGCTGTATACTCAGAAGCTATTGGATTTGGATAGACCCCATTATCCATCCAGGAACCTCTTTCAAGGTTTCCTATATACCATACTTTTTCAGCATAGTTATAAATAACATATCGATCGATCTGATTAGCTGACGCTGTACAATAATACCAGATGATTTCATTAAATTGTGAATTGTGTCCCGCATAGACTTGAGAATATTGAACTTTATTTATATCATTAAAAACGTAATTTTTAACACTACATGGAATCTCTTGAACTGATCCAGCGTACGCGAAGAACTTACCATCGCCCATCCAATACGCGATATCTTCTACTAGAATACCAGAGTTTAAACCTACGATACCGCAGTCGGAACCTAATTTTTTAAAACCAAAAGTAAAAGGCGCCCCAATAAATTGCATAGAGAATATAGTAGTATCAGTCCATATTAAAGTTTCTGCTCTTCCTGCTTTGGCTGCCCGGATCTCTGATCCAGCAGCTAGACGCTGTGAACCTGAAGTATTAATAGCATTTGCTGTAAATTCATTATAGTTCTCTTGATCGCTCCAACGTATAAACATTTTATCTTGTGATGAGGAATCGGCAATAGTTGTCTCTGTTCCTAGACAGACTAAGTGTCGTGATTCTGGAGTAACGAGAGAAAGAATACTTGTAGTAGGTGCATTTGCGATTGCTGTAGCTCTATTAACAGTCATACCTCCTGAAGTATCCCATACATAAGTCCCACCATTCCGCTTGGTTATAATTAAATCCTCACCCCAATTATCTAAGCTCCATTGAGCCAAATCTATATCGATCTGGGATGTCGTACGAGATGTACCCCATGTTGATAAACTCCATGTTGCTGCACCCCAACCGTACCCGAACGTTTGAGTTTCTGGGCCAATATTTAATTGATAAGTAGCAGTACAATTAGCAGTATCAGTAACTGCTGATGTTGCGGCGTTCCCTGTTGTTTCGATAGTATAACTGCCAGCATTGGCCACTGCTAATATTTCAAATTCGTTATCTAAAGCAGTATTGGCGATTCCGCCTACATTAGCTGTACTCGTAGCTGAAATGGTAACAAAATCACCTTTATCAGCACCGTGAGCTGCGTGTGTAATCTCCACATTCGTAGATGTATTCGTAGTCGTAAAAACATTTGTTATATTGGCAGTCGATCGAATAGGAGTGATATCCTGAGTCAACCCTCCTCGATAAATATAGAGTTTTTTATTTGTCCCAAGACATGAATATCTAAAGCCGTCCAGATCGAACCAATTAAATAAGGCTCTTCCCGTGCCTAAGTAATAATCAGCAGATAAAGGTTCCCATCCACCAATCTTTTGAGGTAGGCCCCATCGAAAACGTACCTTATCACAATCGATCCACTTACCTTCTGCGGCGGTCGGTGTATTCTCTTTATCTATTCCAGGCGTTATTTGTAGCTGTGTTAGAGGCATATCGCTCCTTATATATTAAAACAAGGAAATAGAACATATAAAACTTCTGATTCTAGATTATACCAGATGGAGGTTGGAATCAACTTTCTTATTAATGCTATCTTTTTGGATCCATTAGGTATCTTGTACTCCTACTACAAAAAAAATCTAACCAGTCTTTAACAATTTTGGCTGGAGTATCTATTTGCTCTATTATACCATCCTTCATTATTGCTATTCTATCTGCAATCCTAAGAGCTTCATCAAAATCATGCGTGACAAATAAAATTGTTTTTTTTAAAGCACCTTGCAGTCTTAAAAATTCATCTTGCATTTCTTTTCTGATTAATGGATCAAGAGCAGGAGAAAAAGGTTCGTCTAAAAACCAAATATCAGGCTCAACCGCTAAAGATCTGGCAATTCCTATTCTTTGCTGTTGACCTCCAGATAATTCTCTTGGAAAACAATTTTCTCTTCCATCCAGACCAACAATCTTAACCATGTCCATAGCCTTTTTAATACTGTCTTCAGTTTTCACTCCTTTTATCTGCAAAGGAAAAGCAATATTTTCTAATACCGTTTTATGAGGAAGGAGAGCAAATCTTTGGAAAACCATTCCCATTTTATTTCGTCTTAACTCAATTAGTTCTTTATTTTTCAAAGATAATAAATCTTGACCTTCAATAAAAATTTTGCCTGCTGTCGCATCCGTCACTCTTGATATACATCGAAGTAAGGTTGATTTTCCAGAACCAGATAATCCCATCACAACCAGCGTTTCTCCTTTTGAAACCTCAAAAGAAGCATTATTAACACCTACGGTGCAACCTGCCTCCTGTAAAGTTTTGGCATCAACATTTCCACTGACATCTTGGAGCATTTTTTTTGCACCTACTCCAAAAATTTTATAAACAGCCTCACATTTAATTGCTGATGTACTTGATCCATCTGTCATCTGATATGTTTTAAGTTGTCCTGCAACGTGTTCCAAAATAAATCCTTAATTCCTTTGTCTGGAAATTCACCTAATGGTCTTGAACCGTCTGTATAGATATATAAAGCCGCAAGTTCATCAACCGTTGAACAGGCATCTATTTTAGATTCCATGTCGTT